AGCATCACATCTTCCATCATCCCATAAACCATCAGTAGGAATTGCATCACAAATCCTTTCATCTACTTCAAGGTATTCTCCGAGTTCCCAGACTTCTGTTTTATAAAGATCAGCAATCGGAGCAATATCAACGCCACCGTCACCATACTTAGTGAAAAAACCAATCCCATAGTCTTCTACCTTATTACCTGTACCAACAACTATACCACCTACTGATCCAGCAATCTGATATAAAGTTACCATTCTAATACGTGACTTTGTATTAGCATTTGCTAGTTCATTTGATGTAAATGCTTTCTTACCATGACCATGTGCATCAGACCACCACTGTATGGAATGCATAAATTGATCATATGTAGTAGATAATTCAACAAATACCATAGTTACATTATCATATTCTGCTGCCAATTTCTTTGCATGATCTTCTGACAATCTACTATTATTATGTGTAGAATCCAAAGGCATACACAACACATATGTTGGTAATCCTGTTCTAGCACATAATGTAGATACAACAGCAGAATCAATTCCACCAGAAACACCGACAACAAATGCTTTAATACTATGCTGCCAATAATAATCGTTCAACCATCTAACAATTTTATCTGCTAGATCTTCATAACTATCAATTCGATTCATCATTTAGCCTGCTGCCATTAGGTCTTCTATGTATTCTGTTGAGAATTCTACCATATTCTCACTGGTTCTGTCATCTATTTGTTGAGAAATCCATTCATAAGTTTTACGAATACCTTCTTCAAGTGATTGAGAATAATCCCAACCCAACTTCTCTCTTACAAGATCATTATTAGAGTTACGACCACGGACACCAAGAGGAGCATCTAAGATATGATTCTTTTCAATAGTCTTACCTGCAACCTTAGCAGCAGTTTCAACTAACTGATTAATAGTAACCATCTCTTCTGATCCTATGTTAACTGGTCCCATGAAATCAGACTGCATTATTCGATAAGTAGCTTCGATGCATTCATCAATAAAGAGGAACGAACGGGTTTGCTTTCCGTCACCCCAGACTTCAATGGTGTCTCCATCTGTTGCATAAGCAACTTTGCGGCAGATTGCTGCTGGTGCCTTTTCTCTTCCTCCTTCCCAAGTTCCTTCTGGTCCAAAGATATTATGATACCTGGCAACACGCACAGGGATACCGTGATTACGATTATAAGCCATGTATAATCTCTCTGAAAAAAGTTTTTCCCATCCATATTCGGAGTCTGGGTTGGCTGGATATGCTGATTCTTCACGACAGTCAGGATTATCAGGGTCAAGTTGATTATGCTCTGGATACATACATGCTGATCCAGAATAGAATATCTTTGTCTTATTTACTTCATAACTTTCATTAAACTTTCTCTGCTCTTCAAGAACATTCAAGTTAATTGAAACTGAATTATGCATGATGTCTGCATCATTCTCACCTGTGAAAACAAAACCTGCACCACCCATATCAGCAGCAAACTGATAGATCTCATCAAATGATTCTATCATCTTGTAGGGTATTTCATTATAGAAATTACCCCTCTCTCCTTTGAATTGTAATACACGACGAACAAAATCTACATTACGTAGATCTCCATGTACAAATTCATTTGCTTCTGTCTTTGAAAACTCTGGTGATTTTAAATCTACACCTCGTACCCAATAACCTTCTTTTCGCAGTCTCTTTACCATATGACTGCCTATGAAACCACCTGCACCTAATACCAATGCAGTCTTTGTATAGTCCCTCATACTCTTTTAGAATAATCGATCACTTTATTTAGTATACAAAAAAAGAGGTTGAATGTCAACCTCTTCCGTAATCATCTTTCAATCTAATTATATCATCTTCTTTACATATCCCTCTCTGAACTTCAATAAAAAGAACTCCATTAGTACCACCTTCCATACGATGTACTGCCTTTTTAGGAATAAAAATATATTCACCTGGATATACATCTCTCTCAGTATCTTCCAGAGTCAATAAACCTGACCCTGAAACAATTGTCCAATGCTCTTCTCTACCCTTATGATATTGTAAAGAAAATCGAGAATTAGGATTCACATAGATCTTTTTAACTTTATAATCAGATCCATGACCAATGGTAGTAAACCAACCCCAAGGTCTTTCCTCATGAATAAAACCAGTTTTCATAACAAAAGAAATAATTAATTATTTTTTCTTAGGAGCTTTACCACCCACCCATGCTTCATTCTCAGGGGTACTAGGATCATCTGCTACATAATGTCCTTTGTCATCTCTTGCTCTTACTGGTTCAGGAGTAGGAGTAGGAGCAGGTGCAGGTGCAGGTGCTGCCTTTCCAGATACAAGATCGCCAAACTTACTCATTTTTCTATGTTAATTAACTTTTTACTATTTAGACCCAACGATTAACCGTTAGCTCAATAGTGTTATCATCCATCTCCCATTCATCTTCCACTTCAAACCCTTCTTTCTTAACTACATCATGTATTACCATCCTTGCATACTGTTGAGTAACCTTATCTAAAAACCTTTCTATAGGAATATTTTTATTCCATGTCTGCCTATCTGTAATAAACTCAAAGGTTTCAGTATTCTTATTCCATTTAAATCCAATATCAACACCAATAGAAATATCAACCTCCTTAGTAGGATGATCTTCTGCATGATCAGGGTCAGTAATAACCAATTCCACTACTGACATACCAGCAAAAGGAACATTAGGTCTTTCACCCATAAGTTCTAATGCTTCTATTAATCGATCCTTCTCTTTAATTTTGGTTTTGATTGTGCTGAAATGTGACATTTTCCTGCTTTTGGTAATACTCTGGTTTGTATAGAACACTCTTAACTGTTCCTAATCTTTCTTCTATTATCTTGGTAATATTTTCACATTCATTACCAACAATACCAGTAACTTCTTCTGTTACAGTACCATCTTGTTTAATAGAAAATTTAAGAGTCTGTTTTTTGCTCATTGAATTCAACTCCTTCACAATCTTGTTTTGAACAATAGTATCGACCATCACCTTGGTTCTGTGTTAGATAAGAACAGTCGGCAGCCCATTCATCCATTGCTTCTCTCACAATAGATTTTATCTCTCCTCTCCACTTCTCACGATACTTCTCATATCGTTCCATTCTTTTTTCTTTGAGCTTTTGAAAATTAAACATTTAATTCTCTTCGTCGTTTTTAACATAGCACGGAACACCATCTGGATCTAACCATTTAGTGTATTCTCGATCTTCTATACAGGTATATAGTTGTTGTTGATTATCCAAAAGATACATGTCTTTGTATCCTTGTTTAGGATAATCATACCACTTCTGAATACGAAAATCAACATTTCCATTCTCTAATGGTTTATCAGTATATACAAAACGGTACATACCTTGTGTCAAAATAGGAGTATATTTCATGATAAATCCTGCTTAAGACATTCAACCACAAGACTATAATTCAACTCATGATCCTCTTCACTATAATCTATTTCATTCTGATAATATCGTTTAACCTTTTTATATAATTTTGGGTTTTTCACATCAAGGAATATTTCCTTGTTTGCAGCAGCCTGAAGGATGCTTATATCTTTCTTGAATTTAGAAGTAAGAGTCATTGCTCTGTAATGTTTACCTTGCAATTATAAGAGGTTGCTTTGATCTTGTCAAGCTATTACAGAAGAATTGCTCCTATGATAAATCCTTTGGCAAATGAGATGCATAACATCTGATAGTCAGTTAAATTAAACTTATCCTGAAATTTCTTAGCAAGGTTTCTATCCCATGCTACTACTTTATCAAACGCTTTTTGTGCTTTGTCGGGTAATCCCATTGTTCTTAAATTAATATGTTTTATTTATACCAGGCATTGTATCTTGTAGTATTACACTATATGTTTCCCTAGTTCTCATCTCTAATTTCACAACAAATTTACACATCTGTCTAAGAAGATCAATGTCATCACACCCATCAATCTCTCTTGACATCTTCTCATACTCAAACTGTAATGAGGTGGACATTAATTTAATATCTTCTGGATTCATCCCTGCCATATCATATCAGGCATTGCTGCTGGTTGCTGTCTACCTATTGTAAACATAAGAATAAAATAACCAAAGAACCAGATTAAATTAA